AAAGCGCCAGACGGTTCGCCATTTGCCCCGCGTAAGAGCCAGCCCGTCAGGGCAAAAAGAGGCCGCATAAAGCGCGAGATGTTCGTGAAACTGCGTACTAACCGCTATTTGAAAGCGAGCGGTAACGACAGCGCGGCGGTGGTGGAGTTTACCGGAAAAGTGCAGCGCATCGCACGCGTACATCAGTTTGGATTAATAGATAACCCCTCACCTAAATATAATAAAGTAAAATATATCGAGCGTGAGCTATTGGGCTTTTCAATATGTGACAACAAGTTTATAAATGAATTAATTATTAAATTTCTCGATGGGTAATATAGGTAAAGCGGGCACATTTAGTGCCCGCAAAATTAATCCGTCCAGCGCAAATAAAAAAGAAGGTAGGGGTCGCGAATGTCTAATACATCATTTTCCTGGTCCCATTCAATAATACTATTGCTGGCAGCTCCGTTAGCTATAGCAGTAGAATGTTGACATGCACTAGTAATACTTGAGCCACTAGGGCTATCTCCATAACAAAGGCTTGCAACCCTACTGACTAAATCCGAATATCGGAACGTCAAAGTTGGTGGGTTACGGCCGATGGCTTTCAAGAGAAATACATATACGTCTCCTTGCCACCCATCTATAGATATATAAGACTTCCTATCTGAACCTCTAACCTTAGGCCCATCTTTCATTTTATCAACTATAGAACTATAGTCTGCGGATGCTAAAGTTCTTTTGCAAACATTCTCTAAAAGAGCCGAATCATTAGGATAATTTAATGTGTGCTCACAAGTGATTCTAGCATTCAGCTCAAAACAAGAGTTTAGGCATAGATATTGCATTAATTGAGGTGAGCCAGCGGATTCTTTAACTAAGTTATCAACAACTTCAGACTCAGGGTTAATGTTAAGAAGTTTGAATCCCTTGTCAGCGATACTTTTAAGAGCGCTTTCATCCCAATAATCGAAATCAATATTAAATATTCTCCCTCGCAGATCGGCATTTCCGCGAATTACATCGTCAGAATGATAAGGTACTGATGCACATATAAATTTACAACCATTGGCAATAGCGTCTTTTATTTGCTTTGCTATCTCAGCTTGAACATCTCGATTGATATAATGGAAGTCATCAATAAAAACAACAAAATCAGTATTCCCGATTTCACTTTTCAAAAGCTGGAGAGGATCAATGGCATAAGTCTCTGTTGTAAGAGATGTACCTGTATGGCCGATTGTTACTCCCCCCTCAACCGAACCTTTAGCAACAATAATACTTGTCTGTCCTGTTGCTTTACCTGATGCGGAAACATTTGTTGATGATGATTTTGATTGTACTTGGGTGACAGGTGTACCTAAGAGATCAAATACCCGCATCCATAGATCATTTGCACTTTGAACACCCGCGCCAGTGACTTCTAGAAGGTTTTGTGTACCCAGAGCTTTCTTTACGAAGACAGTTTTTCCCGATTTTGAAGGGCCAGAAATGGATACCAGCATGGATCCAATATCGAGTGTATCAATGAGTTGTTGCTGTTTTGAAACCAAATGGTCGTCTACCAATGTATGGTTAGGGTAGCCGCCAGGAGTGAAAATTTCTGATGCTTTCATATTGTTTTTCACTTTTTATTGAAGGTTATCCAAATTAACGCTGTGTGGCGCATAGGACAAGAGAGTTGAGTTGTTTTAGTGTACCAAATCTTCATTATTACCTCATGAATACTCTCGCATCTATCCAGGAACTCGCCCGCGCGATACGCAACATGATCCGCACCGGCATCGTCGTCGACACTGACCTCGACGCCGGGCGCTGTCGCGTACAGACCGGCGGCATTTATACCGACTGGCTCCAGTGGCTGACGCACCGGGCTGGGCGCTCGCGCACCTGGTGGGCTCCCTCTGTTGGTGAGCAGGTGATGATTCTGGCCGTGGGTGGTGAGCTCGATACCGCCTTTGTGCTACCGGGGATTTATTCCGACGAAATCCCCGCGCCGTCGGCCTCGGCGGATGCCTGGCACGTTGATTTTCCCGACGGTGCCGTTATGAGTTATGAGCCGGAAACCGGCGCGCTGACCGTCACCGGCATTAAAACTGCCGATGTGACCGCATCCGATTCGGTTACTGTCAGCGTGCCGGTGGTACTGGTAAAAGCCTCGACCCGCGTCACCCTCGATACGCCGGAGGTGGTCTGCACCAACAAGCTGACAACCGGCACGCTGGAGGTGAAGCAAGGCGGCAAGATGTCCGGTGATATCGAGCACAGCGGCGGCGCTTTCACTTCCAACAGTGTGCAGGTGGATAAACACGGCCACGGCGGCATCAGGCGCGGCGATGAATGGACGGAGGGCACCAAATGACGGCGCGTTATCTCGGCATGAACCGCACGACCGGTGAAAGCATTTCAGACGTTGAGCATATCAGCCAGAGCATCGGGGATATTCTTCGCACGCCCGTCGGCTCCCGCGTCATGCGCCGTGAATACGGCTCGCTGTTGTCGCAGATGATTGACCAGCCTCAGAGCCCGGCGCTTGAGCTGCAAATTATGGCGGCGTGCTACATGGCGATCCTGAAGTGGGAGCCGCGCGTCAGGCTGACCAGCATCGCCACAGCGCGGCAGTTTAACGGGCAGATGGTCGTCGACGTGACCGGCCAAATCACCGATACCGGCGAGAGCCTTTCCTTAACCATCCCTGTGAGTTGAACCTATGGCAGTTATCGACCTGAGCCAGCTCCCCGCGCCTGATGTGGTGGAAACACTGGATTTTGAAACCATCCTCGCCGAGCGCAAAGCGACGCTGATTTCACTGTACCCGGAAGATGAGCAGGAAGCGGTCGCCAGGACATTAACGCTGGAGTCTGAGCCACTGGTGAAATATCTCGAAGAGAATGCCTATCGAGAGGTGATTTTACGCCAGCGCATTAACGAGGCGGCGAAAGCCGGGATGGTGGCCTATGCCATCAAAAACGACCTCGACCAGCTCGCGGCAAATAATAACGTTGAACGCCTGGTCATCACCCCCGGAGACGATACCCAAATCCCGCCAGTGGATGCGGTATTGGAATCCGACAGTGATTTACGCCAGCGCATCCCGGAGGCATTTGAGGGCATGAGTGTTGCCGGGCCGACCGGTGCCTATGAATTTCACGCCCTGAGTGCCGACGGACGTGTCGCGGATGCTTCGGCTTATAGCCCGGCTCTAGCAGAGGTCACTATCGCGGTATTGTCGCGGGAAGGTGACGGCACGGCGTCGGATGATTTATTGCTGGCCGTCAGTACCGCGCTGAATGATGAGAGTGTACGACCGGTCGCTGACCGCCTGACAGTCGTCTCGGCTGAAATCGTCAATTATGCGATAGACGCGGTGCTGTATGTTTACCCCGGCCCGGCGACCGAGCCGATTCTTGCTGCCGCAAAAGCGCAGTTAACTGCCTATATCACGGAGCAGCGCCGCCTCGGTCGTGACATCCGAATGTCGGCGATTTACGCCGCATTGCATGTGCAGGGGGTTCAGCGCGTCGAGCTGCGCGAACCGCTGGCCGATGTGGTGCTGGATAAAACGCAGGCCGCGTACTGCACCGAGACCAGTGTCGTGATCGGGGGCTCTCATGAGTAACTCGCTGATGGCGACCGGGTCGTCGGAGCTGGAGCAGCGAGCCGCCGAAGCATGCGCCTTCATCAGTGATTTATCCGTACCGCTGCGTGAACTGTGGAATCCGTGGAAATGCCCGGCTGGTTTTCTGCCGTATCTGGCGTGGGCATTTTCTGTTGATAGCTGGGATGAAAGCTGGAGTGAACAGGAAAAAAGAACGGTTATCAGTGAGTCGTTCCGGCTCCATCAGCACAAAGGAACGATAGCTGCAATTCGGCAGGTAGTTGAAAAAATGGGATATGCCTTCTCAATTGAAGAATGGTGGGAAGTGGCGGACCCGGCAGGAACTTTCCGGCTCGAAGTCGATGTCAATGATATTGGTATCACGCCAAAAATTCTGGATGAGTTGACCAGATTGATTAATGACGCGAAGCCGGTAAGTCGTCATATGGCGCAATTCAGTATATCCGCAAAGGTGCATGGGAATATCCATGCCGGTTCAACGCTGTGCAGTGGCGACATTATCAGTATTTATCCGGCCGATTTTGAGGCAGAAGAAAACATTACTTATAACGGCGTTATTTTCCACGACAGTAATTTTAATTACAGGTAAGACTATGACCAGACTGCCAGAATCCTCATCGTGGGAAGACGAGATTGAGCTGATTTCCAGAAGCGAGCGCGTTTCTGGAGGACTGGACGGCGTAGCAAACAGGCCTCTGAAAGCCCTGGCTAACCGTACGCGCTTCCTCAAAGAGCAGGCGGATAAATCAAGTGAGCTTGTCGCCGAAAAAATCAGTGCAGTTAAGACCTTCTCTGAAGGTGCGACGCTGAAATCACCACGAGAAGAGATCCTGTATGGTGAATACAGGCTTGTATGGACCGGGGCATTTCCGAAGGTTGTCCCGGCGAATTCAACTCCGGCCATAACGGGAGGTGTGGGGGCGGGGCGCTGGGCATATACGTCTGACGCCATGATACGCCAGATCCTTACCTCGATTGATGGCATTGTGTTTATCGGCTCTCCGGAGCATACCGGGCAGCTCAAGGCGGTTAACCCTGCTGAAGGCGCAAGGCTGTTATGTCGTGGCGCATATTCAGAAAATGACGGCGGTGCCTCCTGGTGGAAGTTTGTTTCCGGCAACCACAGCAAGATGGTCACAAATTACCCGCATCTGTGCCGGGCTCCGCTGGCAGATCCCACCGGCGCCAGCGGTGTATGGGTTAACGCTCTGGATGGTGATCTGCTTACCCATCGTTTTGGGATGGGGATTTCGCAGGACCCGGTAGTAAATGGAGAAATTCTGCGCAACCTGCTGGCATGGAACAGCGATATTGAGGCCTCAATTGCTGATGGATATGGAAAGAAAATAGTGCTTTGCGGGGATGTGATATGGATTGATTACGTGGAAATTACCCAGTCCAGCGTACATATTCAGGGAGCAAAAGGCGCAACAGCAAACCAGTACGGTGGTAAAGGCACGGTACTGATGTTCCGTGACGGAGATTCAACCAAACCAGCCTTCACTGTGTCAGGTAAATATACGGCCGATGAATCAACCGGCCGGGACAAAGTGGAAGGCAGGGTGACAGGCGTTAAACTGGACAACCTGACTCTGGTTGCTGAGCAGTTTTTTAAAAATGCCACGCCAGCCGGTAAAAAAGAACCAGCACCAACAACGTTTACCCCTCGCTCCAGTCGGCTTGGTCTGGTCATTCAGTACACTGGTGGTCATGGCGGTATTGACGGAGTGACGTCTATTGGTTTTGCGGGTAGCGACGCGTAACAAACTGACATCGAGAGTCATACCTGAACTGGCGGGAATTAAAATCCCGCATATCGACCAGTCACAGGAATCGGATGCTAAATTTTTGACTCGTCTCGCCGAGCGAAACGGTGGTGAGGTTTCGGTAAAAGCGGGAAAGTTGCTTTTTCTGAAAGCCGGGCGTGGGTTAACCGCCAGTGGAAAGGCTATTCCACAAGTCACTATCACCCGCGGCGATGGCGACAGGCATCAGTTTTCGATTGCCGACCGTGGGGCATATACCGGTGTCACGGCAAAATGGTTACACACCAAAGACCCGAAACCACAAAAGCAAAAGGTGACGTTAAAGCGGAAACCGAAAGAGCAACATTTACGTGCGCTACAGCATCCAAAAGCCAAACCGGTAACGAAGAAAAAAGCGGTGAAGACACCGGAAGCCAGGGAAGGTGAATACATGGTCGGCGAGGATGACAACGTGTTCGCCCTGACGACAATTTTTTCAACCAAAGCGCAGGCGATGCGAGCAGCCCAGGCAAAATGGGACAAACTGCAACGTGGAGTTGCTGAGTTTTCTATCAGGCTTGCGACAGGACGCGCCGACCTCTACCCGGAGACACCAGTGCAGGTTTCAGGCTTTAAGCGCGTCATAGACGAGCAGTCATGGACAATCACGAAGGTTATGCACTCTCTGAGTAATAGTGGCTTCACGACGAGCTTAGAGCTTGAGGTTAGATTGTTGGATGTAGAGTACGGGACTGAAGGGGAGGAAGAATAA